CTCCAGGAATGCTCCCAAACCGTATAGGCGGGTTTATGGACTATCCAAAGCTTTTGAGACTTCAGAAGTCTCAGTTCTCCGAAGAGGATGAGGCAACTCAGATCCAACTTGACGGCATATATGGTGACTCGGATAGAATGAATAACGTAAGGGTTTTTGTTCTAGACGATATCGGTAAGGAATATAGAACAGCTACAAGGTGGGCAGAGAATACTTTTGATGCGTTGCTACGTTCAAGATTTAACGCAGGGCTTCCAACGATTGTAACTACAAACGTTCCTCTTGAGAATTGGGGAAGTGTTTATGGTTCACCTATGGGAAGCTTTGCTATGGAAGCGTTCATACCAATCGAAGTAGAAGCGCCACAGGGGGACAGACGAGGATGAAGGAAACTACTATGAGTTCATGGCAAGTTACGCAATTGTTTTTATCTGACTCCGGTGCACACGAGGTTTGGATTAATCTTGACAACAAAAAACTTCGTTGCAACTGTGAAGGATTTAATACACGCAGTCTTTGTAAACATACTCGCTATGTTTCAGAGCGCATGAAAAATAATGCTGGGGTATATCCAGTAGAGATTTCTAGTAAAGCTCCTGAGAATGATGCTGCGCTAGCAAGCTTAGATCCAATTATGTTTAGGGATTTCTTATTAAAGTATGGCAAGATCGAAGTCTTGTAAATATGCGCGGGGGCGATATATCAAATGAAACTCCTATGCGGGTTGTGGTTACTTTGGATTGCATCCTTGATCGTAGGCCGACCTTTAAAAAAGTATTTGGCGTGGCGGTTAGTGGTGAAGAAACTACGTACAATAGACAGTCGCTCTCTCTATTCTGGCGATTTGCAGAAACATACTCGTACACGTTAGAATTAGTAGGGTACGGGTTTTCTCAAAAAGAAATGGATGAGGTTCTGCAAGATCTAGACAATCTTGGAACTAATCCATTTAACTATTCAAAAGCTTACCGGGTTCCTGCAGATCTTGTTGCAGAGTTACCATACAGACCAGAGTTAAAGCACGTGATTGATATACCCGAACGTGGGCTACGTTATGGGCATTGGTATTTAGATATGGGGGCAGCCGGTGGCAGCAGATAATGAAGAGAGATTAATCTCCAGAGTTGTAAGGACTCGGGAAATTATCCCTGCCTTAGAAAAGGGTGTAGAAGATAGCTGGTTCTTTGTAGATGAGAACCGCGCTGTATGGAAGTTTATCCGTACACACTGGACTCGTTACCAAGAGATCCCAAGTGCTGTAACTGTTAAAGATAACTTTCCTACCTACAGGTTGCTTGCTGTAGAAGATTCTCTAGACTACTTAGTAGATCAACTGGTTGAGTACCGTAGACGTCAAAAGGCTATTGAAGTAGTGCAGTCTGCTGCAGAACTTATTGCCTCCGGTAACCACGACGGTGCTATCGCAGAGATGAGTTCTGGGATTGCAACTATCTATGACGAGGGTGCCACTCAATCCAGCGATGTAGATCTTACTAAAGATCCAGACAAGCGTTACCAAGAGTATCTAGATATTAAGACTCGTGATGGTGCTCTGCTTGGTTACCGCACAGGGTTTAGGACTATTGATGAGGCTACCGCTGGTTTGCAGAATGGCCAGCTCATTACAATCATCGCTCCTCCAAAGACAGGTAAGTCTGTCCTAGCCATGCAGATTGCCGTTAACGTACACGAAGACGGACATGTACCGATGTTCCAATCGTTTGAGATGAGCAACATTGAGCAGCAACACCGTCATGATGCTATGCGTTCCAAGATTGCACACTCTCGTTTGGTTAGAGGAAACTTAAACTTAGAAGAAGAGCGCCGATACAAAGCAACTCTAGAACGTATGGAGACTATGCAAAAGTTCTATCTTACAGATAGTACATCGGCAATGACTGTGACTGGTTTGGCTGCAAAGATTGAGAAGATTAAGCCGGACATTGTATTTGTTGACGGTGTCTACCTTATGGTTGACGAAGCAAGTGGCGAATCTAATACTCCACAGGCTCTAACTAGTATCACTCGTAACCTAAAACGTTTGGCACAAAAAGCTAACATTCCAATTGTGGTGTCCACTCAGGTTCTTCTTTGGAAGATGAAGAAGCGCCAGGTATCTGCAGATGCGATTGGGTATTCATCCTCGTTCTTCCAGGACTCAGATGTTATTTTGGGTCTTCAAAAACAGGATGAAGAAGATGATTCATCTCGTGAACTTCGTATTGTTGCAAGCCGTAACTCTGGCCCAGCAACGAGCGACCTTCTATGGGACTGGGAAGAAGGGAAGTTTGAAGAGTATGGAACCTTTGGCACTCCAATCAAACCCTTTTAACGGAACTCAGCTATGCGCTGGAGAAGACCCAGATCTTTTTTTTCCAGAGAAATACACAAACCATAAGGCAGTGCAAACCGCTAAAGAAATTTGTGGGGATTGTTGGATGAAAAAAGAATGTTTTGAATACGCACTACAGATCCCAAACCTAGAGGGCATCTGGGCAGGTACAACACCGCTTGAAAGGAAACGATTATTAAAGACATCAGCGATCTAAAACCAGATTACACAAATGCAATGGATGTGCGTGGAGAACCAACTCACGTTTGTCCTTGCGGATCAACACTTTGGAATGTAAAAGCTATGTTCCAGGACTATGAAATCTCAATGTACTTCTTAGACATGGAATGTGCAGAGTGTGGTACTAAAGCTACCGCGCCAACTTTGCCAGACATGCCAGAAGATTACGTAATGATGGATGACCGACCAAAAGCAGAGTACGAAGAAGAGGACTAACATGTACCGTGAGGGCGACGTAGAGTCTGTACTACTAAGGCTTGGCATTGAAGTAGATCAACGCAACGATGAGTTGCTTGGTCTATGTCCTATGCACCTAGAGCGCACTGGTCGTCCAGACTCTCGTCCCTCATGGTCAATGAATGTAGAGACCGGTGTCCACCATTGCTTCTCGTGTGGATACCGGGGCACTCTACTTACTCTTGTTGCAGAGATTAATGAGTTTGAAACTCAGTGGGGTCGTCTTGACTTTGAAACAGCCAAGGACTGGTTGCGTCAAAACATTGAGGTTAACTTTGAGTTGATTGCAAAGCAGCTAGAAGAAGCTAAGAACTCTTATATACCTGTTCAACCAGTGCTTGAAATGAGTGAGGCACGTCTGGCGATTTTCGACGGAGTACCGCCTGAATGGGCTTTATCTGCTAGGGACTTAACCGCAGAGGCTTGCATAAAACATTCAGTTAAATGGGATGCTAAGCAACAGGGTTGGATCACACCTATCCGTAACCCACAAAATAATAAGCTTATGGGTTGGCAGGAAAAAGGTCAAGTCAATCGTTACTTCCGCAACCGCCCCGCCGGAGTACAGAAGTCTAAAACTTTATTTGGTCTTGACGTCTGGAGCAGTGGCACTATGATCATTGTTGAGTCCCCATTAGATGTAGTAAAACTATCGTCATTGGGAATTGAAGGTGGCGTCTCAACGTTTGGCGCATCTATCAGCCAGGATCAGGTAGATCTTATGCGTCGTGCAGATAAACTAATCATTGCATTTGATAATCCTAAGATTGATCCAGCTGGTGAGAAAGCTTCTCGTGACATGCTTGCTCGTACAAAGAAAGAGGGGCTTGAATGTTTCTTCTTTAACTACGAGGGTGAGTATAAAGATATTGGCGATATGCCTGAAGAACAGGTTATAATGGGTATAGAGGGTGCAAAGCATTCTGTCTTTGGTGAAAGGGCTTTTATATGACACACGATGAATTGCTATGGGCTATTAACAGCGTTGTAGAAAGCGGCCCTTGTGAAACAGTCGGACATTATTTATCTGCTAAAGCCCTTCGTGCGGTAGTGGAATTAATTAATAATTTGCAAGATACAGAATCTTGGGAAGACGATGTTGATTACAAAAATGGCTATAACAATGCTACGAATGACATTCGTTTGACCATTGAGAAGGAGTTGAAATGACACACGATGAATTGTTGGCAAGGATTAACGCAAACCTATGTGACAAAGTTGGCTGCGATGGAGAGCATTATAA